TTTCCTAGCTGCTTGTTTCTTAGCTGCAAACTTTTCCCTAGCTGCTTGTTTCTTAGCTGCAAACTTTTTTCTAGCACTTCGTTTTTTCCATTTTTCAACTAAATACTTAGGTATCTCATAGCCTTCTGATACAATTTCTTCAATCTCTTTACTTTTAAAACCTTCCGCTGAAAGAAACTTTTTAAAACTCTTTGTTGATGCTACATGTTGTGCTATGTTAGCTTCAGCACGTAAAAACGCTGGACTAGTAACCCCTCTTCTATCACTATAATCTCTTGAAAGAACTTTACTACCGTTTGGCATCACGCTGTCTCCTGATCTATAACAATCTCTTTTGGTTTATCCTTGGAGGGCAGCATAACAATACCATGCATGACTTGACCTTCCATCTCTATCTGCTGCTTCTTGCCCAGACCAACTCTGTCCAGCACTGACTCTGCTGTCTTTAGCCGCATGTCCATCTGGTTAAGTGGTACTGTTCCATCTGCGTCAAGACCCTCTATAATACGCTTTGCTGCACGTACAGAGTTCGTAGCAAGCATGCTTCGTGTACGCTCTACAATCTCGTCGCGCAGGGACTTGGTTAACCACGACCTGGACTGTTCACTGTAGCCAGCAGCAAGCACAGCGTTCTTAACATGCCCACCGTTGTGCAGTAGCTCGTCAAGGAACTTTTCCTGCTTTTCTGTTAACTTTCGCTTCTGTGTGCTTGGTAAGCTCATCCATATCTCTTCTTAGCTGCTCTGCCTGTAACCTGGACTCTTTTTCAAACTTAAATTCTCTTGGTGTTATACGTATAGACTTCTGCAGCAATTCCTCAATTATGTCCCAGACACAAAAACGAACTCCTCCTGTTCGCTGTTTGATTGTTTGGTTAACCCTTGTATCTCTTTAGAGTTGTCTCTAATCAAATTTATTAAGTCTTCTTGAGATATTTTGTTCTGTATGCTCATAATAGATATATTGCAGTGGGTCGTCTTTAAATCATCCGACATATGATCTAACCTACAAGCTATTGGTCGATCTTCAAAGATGCCGCATTGGTCGTCATCTTGCAGGTACTGACAGCGGTCTATCTTTTTTGTTGTTGGGTTGTATCTTTTGCAGCACATGCCACATTGTATACATTCCCAAGGGCTGGGTATTGTCAAGTCTTTCATAAGCTGCGTAGATGATACTGTTATAAAAAGTACCCTGTAACCCAGGAAGGTTGCGTCTTACGAACTGCGCCCCTTTACACAAAGTACTCGAAGGCGACAGTACCATCTACGCAAACTGGAGAACGTCCTATGTGTTAGCTCCTTTTTCCATTATTTTATTTGTAACTGGTGGAGTATGAACTAAGACTTAGGACTCTATGTTCCATTATAGTGCTGTAGAGCAACTTGTCAAGTAAAAAATGCAATATATGTAAAAAAAAGTATAAAATAGTGCATTATTAACTTGACAAACCTGCCAGGAGCGTTATAATAGGAGTTACTCCGTTGGTGGGGTAACCCTATACTATATAGCGCTAAGAGGTCTATAACCTCAAGTACCTTATATTGTAAGTGCTGCAGAAGTTATACCTAGTGGAACAAAGTAAGGTGGTTTAAAAAATATAAAAATATGGCGGCTCTGTATATAAAGCATAGGCTAGGGGGTAGTGGCCCTTGGGTGGCCAGACCCGATTTCGCGCACTTTTCCTCATAGAAATATCGAGGTAGCTATATTAGGAACAGTAGAGCTATCTGGCTTTAGCTAGGCATTAGATTGCGTGGTGTGGCATATGGTGGGGAAAGCTAGGCCGACAATTTAGTGAATAGTACTGGCCAGTATTTTTTTAGCTATGTGTAGGGTAGGGGGGCGTGGCTATTCAGCCAAGCCAGATAACTTAACTATACCACTGGTGCAATGGTTTATAATGTTATTGATGGATAAATGCTAATGGGCAAAAAAGAACCCCAACACCGCGATGGCATTGGGGCTAAGTTTCAACAGGGAGGAATTATTGGTTAGCGAGTAAAAGAGATATACCGACTTGTGTCTTTATGTTTGAGGTAATGGCTTTGGTTAGTGCTAAACATATACTTGTAATCGTCCCATTCATCTTTGGTGATTACGCCACGAACAGAAGCAGAAACAAAGATCGGTAAAACCTCATCCGCAACCCAAGTCTCTTCGATATTACCTTGTGATGTTAATTGCATGGTTATTCCCCTTTTCAAAACATTACAGAGATAAGTATTGATCCGACTATAATACCTGCAAGTATGATAGCAAACGAATGGTCCTTATTGTTCTCAACTCTCATTGTTCAAGTCTCCTTGGTACGCGATAGCTTATTCTTGAAACCATCATAGCAAGCTTTTCAACATCGTCTGGTTCATCATCAAGGCGTAGACTGTCAAATATGTTGGCCCATGTTGAAACGTGCTGTGTGGTACATTGGCTTTCAAACCAATATCTAGGAATAGTTAAATACCTTGGACCTGTTATAAGCCTGTTCATTTTGGTAACCCTTTCAATAATCTTTTTGGTACGCGGTATTTCTTCACCATACCCGCTTGATACAAGCGAAGATCTATAACGTCCTTATTACACTTATTGCAACACCGTGCGTCTTCAGGCATTAAATTCCCGATATTGTCATAAGCGATTGGTGCGGGATTGTGTCCTTGATCCCAACATACTTGGCCACTTTCATTTAATAGTGGCTCGATGTCATTCCTGCATATGCTACATTTCATTATCGTTCTCCAATCCAGTTACATATTGTTTGTTCATGGTTGTCATAAACCTGTCATGTTTCTCATTCTTGAACCGCTCCATTAATGGCTCAGATAACGTTACTACAGGGATATCCTCAAAACCAGAGTGAACAGTGTACAATGTCTGCCCGACTACTTCACTGTTCTGTAGCGCCTTGAGCATACCTTCGTTTTCTGTGTAGTCTTTTATCATTACCTCGTTGGCTGGCAGCTTAACACCTTCAACGTTTGTTGTTGCCTTGGCAACTGCTGAACCGTCAAGGATATCAATTAACCTTATCGATTTGTTACCAGTGTCAGTGTAATAGTCTAGCTGTAACTCGCAAAGTTTACCCTTATAAAAGATTGTTGGATTATACATTGTTAGTCTTCCTTCTCTAATTTGCCTTTGTGATCATAAGTTTTAGTAATAGCACGTTTACTATTAAATGAAGTAATTAATTCCTTACCATTTTCACCGAATAGCTTAATTTCTGATATCAGGTTGTTTTCATATGTGCATATAAGATTGTGACACCTTGCAAAAACGTTACCTTTCTCATCCTTGTAGCAATTAATATTAAGCTTAATTTCTGATACCCTATCAACTGAAAACGTTGTAGCCATCTATTTAACCTCCAAAGACATGTAGGATTACAATTAGAAAGCACAAAGACATTGCACCGCCTATGAAACAAAGCACACACACATCTCGCATGTTACGCTTTGCAAAATGGTTGCTTCGTTGATCTGTTACATCCTGATACATTGTTATTAATCTCCACTGTTAAATTAAAGAAAAAGGGCGCTGCGTTCTGCAACACCCCTAGTTTCTATCCGATTATGATTAATAAAACAACAACAATCGCTATGTATACGCCAATGCGATAAATGCTAATTATTACATCATACATTAAGCCACCTTTAATAGCTCTTTAGCTTCATCGTATGCTATTGTTTTGTGATCTTTACCGCCGCCATAGAACGCCTTATTCAATCTGTAATCAGCGCCGAAGTCACGTGTTGGCTTATGGTCTGTCATATAAGTAACAGTATTAAACGCACCCCAAAGCGTACCATTCGCACTTGGCAGATCCCATCCAGCGTTAATAGTGCTGTCTGGTTCGCTGGCTATGTCTCGATCACCAGCGCTGATGTCCTCAATGGTTTTACCAGACCGCAGCGCCTCGACTTGTTCTTGTAGCTTGGCGATGGTCGCGTCCTTGGTTTCTTTCTTTTGCACTGGGCTAAATTCTTGGCCACGAAAATAAGCCATTGCTTTTCGCACTGCTTCAGACTGCACAACCTTGCCAGTGTCTTCGATGCGTTCTTTACCGCCAAAGACATTCTTGAAAAAGTCAATTTGTTCTTCTCCACTTAATGCACGTTTGGCGCAAGCTTTGGCGAACTCTTCTAACTCTCCAAAGTTTTTACTGGAAACACCCAAGGCAACCTTTAAAGTTTCGGGGTCGAATATGGCGCGATGATTATGGGTGACAATTGCGTCCACGTCTGCCATTGCTCGCCGCATTGTATTAGCACACACAACCCGAACAGGTGTATTCAATGCGCTGTTTGCATCTTGTCCAGTATGACTAATTGTAAACAGTAGATTGTTGACAACCTCGTCCTGCTGTTTATCGTCAAGATAAAAGCCTTCCTTTGTACTGGCCATGCACCAAACTTTTTGGCCACCAAATAACGAACCAGCAGTATGAAGATACATGCTGCCATTGTTTATGAACTCTTCAAAGAACTCGAACAACTCAATATTCTGCACTGGCTTGTAATGGCCAGCAACATATTTACCCAAGATTTTACCATCGTGTATACGCTCAATAAAATTGCTGTCTTCGATTGGTTCACCTGCATGATGGGCGTGATCAGGTGGATAGTGATTTGACGTTAGCGCCACCTCCCAATTGCAACCCGCTGCATCCATCATTTCAGTGGGTGACATCTCGTTACTAACTGGCTCTCCTAAACCGTGCCAAGGAACGTCACCTACAAAGGCCATCGTTTCAACTTCATGTGACATAATAAATTTTCCTTTCAATATGTCGTGGTTGGTTGGTAATCACTTATATATAAGGTGGTTTGCCAAAACTGCAAACGTATTTCTCAACTATTCTTGCACCATACCATTGCAGCACTGGAACGGTAGATCGCAGCACTAGCAGCCTCGCGTTCGACCAGCG